GTGTATCCATTGACTCCTGCATAGCCACATTTAGTGAAGCCAATTGGAAAGCATGGCTGTCCGCATCAGATAGTATAAGTTGTATGCTGGACCTCAAATTACCTTCTATCAAGTTGGATTACAAATCCAACATCATTCCTATCTTCCAGAAAATGGGCATCCATGATGCTTTTAATGCAAATTGTGCAGACTTTTCACGTATGACAGATATGCCTGCTTATATTTCTGAAATCGAACAATTTACCCGATTGGAAGTAACGGAAACAGGCACAGTTGCAGCAGCAGCGACTATTACAAA